CAAGCACCCTTTTATTTTAACGTCGGGAACCTAATCCGACCATGCTCTTTTCATATCCCCGCAAGGCAGCATTACCTTTGCTTTTCATCACTCCACATGATCGGCTTGCACCTAGTGAAACGGGGTCTTATTGTAATGTCAAAGAGCACGGGCCAAACACAGGTGGCCTTACTTCCTGTCGCTTATCTTGTGCAGCACTCATTGCCGCTTGTCCTTACTCTGGCATTTACTCGAAACCGTGTCAACTGTCTTTTTTGATGGATTGTTAAGGCCCATCTCCACGTTGTCGAATGCGGTCATACGCTTGCACATCTCAACTATAGCTAGGCCATAGTCCCGTATCCAAGATGCTAGGCAATGTCGCCATCACTTCGCTTTCCTTACTCTGGCATTTACTTTTTATTGTGTCAACTGTCTTTTTTCTTCTCGTCGCTTGCTAGGGCTTGCTTCCACTTAGCTAGGTCTTATCGGATGAAAGATTTCTTGGGGCTTGCTATTCACTTGCTTATCCAGATCGTCGTTTCATTCCGTCTTTCGATGTATTCACTAGACGCTATCCCGAAAAAGATTGCAAGCGGAAAAATGCAAGGCAATGTCGAATTCTATTTCTTGAATGTGATGACCTGATCTTGGATATAGGAATAACGCGCACATCACGCGCAGGCGATACGCGCACACGTAAGGGAACAGATTCCAAATCCTGCATGTGATATGGGGGTATTTCAAGCTTAAAATAATCCCTGGTGGTGACAAGTCTCGCCTAGACAATAGATTCTGTATTGTGAATGTGACTCTAGGTGATGCATCGCCTTGGCGCTTTCCCGATAGGTCAGCAATACTGACTGATTTATTCCCGTCCTAGTCGAATTAGGAAAGTTACATTCTATAAGAATCTGAATGTTATCAGCATGTTAGCATATACTAGGCCAAGTCTTTTTAATAATATAAGCAACCTAGTAGGATTGCAGGCATAGAGGGGCGGGCATGGGCCATGGCGGGGGTGCCTGATAGCGTATACCCACAATGCCAGCGGGGAGATTTTTGTAGTTCTGTTAACCAGAAAAAGGCCCAGTGGTTAACACTATGTATTTCTTTACCAGTTGGTCAAAAATGGGAGATAGTTGTAGAGGCTCTAGAAAGGCCCTCACAGAGCGATCTCTTGTCTTGGCTATGGTGACCTAGAAAAGGTGGAGGTGCATATCTGGCGGCTTTCTTTGGGGCTGTTTTGCTTATCTTTGAGTGTTACCACAGACGGCGGGGGATTACGTAGGGTTGGAGCTTGGGTCGAACTCCTTGACCGGACAATTTGCTATAGGAAGAGTAAATATTTATAGAAAAAGGTGAGGAGACCTCTTGACAAACGACAGAAAAGCGGTATATTACATTAAGAGATACATAATGTATACCTTCAAGAAGCTTGATGTATCTCATAATGAAGCCTGATGAGATAGCTTCAAGAGTACCTTAGAGTATACTTAAGTACTTATTACCTTTAAGTAATTATATAATAATAAGGAATTCATAAAGGATACCTTATGAAGCTTAAGGTAGGAACATTATGTATCTCTTAATGTATATACGTAGGTAGGACAAACAAGATTTCAAGTACCTTAAGGTAATTTATTTTCTGTCGTTTATCTGTCGTTCACCTAACGTTCATCTAACCCCAACTTTCTCCCTGAAAAACCAAGATAAGGCTTGACTCCAAGAAGCCTAAGGATATAACTAGCAAATGAAATACTTCGCAGACGATGATGTACTCACTAACTTCTACAATGCTCTTGCAGACAAGGATGAGGGCAGGCTAAGACGTGTACACATTCCCCGATCCGATGTGTTCTATGTTCGTGAAGCTATCTTCCAAAGGTCTGGCGAAAGGTACTCCTTAGACAGGGTGGAGAGGGCAATGTATCTTGAAGGGCACCTCAAAAAGAAGGATGTCTTTGAACCAGAGAGAAAGAGAGATTGGGAATGACAGACTTCAGCCTTGGACCTAAGTCTCGACAAAAGCTGGAAGGGATTCACTCAGACCTTGTGGCTGTCGTTGAGAGAGCAATCAAGATCACTGAGAGAGACTTTACGGTGATTGAGGGTCTCAGGACAAAGGAGCGTCAGGCTCAACTTTTTGCTGCTAAGAAGTCCAAGACGATGAACTCAAGGCACCTGACTGGTCATGCTGTTGACCTCGGACCTTGGCCTCTGAATGGTGATTTCGATGAAGATGGTATTTTGAATATTGCTGATTGGGATGAGTATTACCCTATTGCTGATGCAATGAAACAAGCTGCTTCTGACCTTGGTGTAAAGATTGTTTGGGGTGGTGACTGGAAAGGTTTTCCAGATGGCCCTCATTTTGAACTTGATCGTAAGGTCTACTCAGCGCTCTCCTCTGGAGTAGCATGAGCATGAGCAACGAAGAGTCATGGCACTTGTCCAAATCAATTCCTCTTACCCTTGTATTCGCCATCTTCTGTCAGACGGTTGCTCTGATCTGGTTTGTTGCTAGTCTACGTAATGATATTGACTACGCTCAAAAAGAACTTGTACGGCAGGATACCAGAATCAATACACTGGAAGAGACTGTCCAGAATCAGGCTGTCACCATGGGTCGCATTGATGAGAATATCAAAGCAATCAGGGGTGCAGTAGAGGCCATGGCTGTAAAATGAAAACCTACAAACGAGAGCTTGCTATAGTCCTCTTGGTCTGGCTGGCTTACGTTGTAGAGGTGAAGGAAACTAGCCTTGTTGAAATCCTTGTCTGGCCTGTCTTCACCTTCGCTGCTCTTTCTTTTGGGTTGGATTGGTTTGGTAAGTCTCCTTCCGGGATGCAGCAATTTACCAATGAAACTACTGACCGGGGGGGGGCCCAACGTAGCGGCAAACGTACAAGCAGGGAAGACAAACTCCCAAACGCTAGGGACTACGAGGATCACGGAGCAGAAGACAAATAATGGTGACATCAAGTCTGTAGAGTCTAAGGTTTCAGCGGAGCAAGTTGAGAAAGTTGTTGTCAATGAGGTTCAGCCGTGGGTTATTCTACTCCTGATTCTAGGGTGGTTACTCCCCTCACCGAATGAAATTGGCAGATGGATCACAAATCTCTTTAAGAGGAAGAAAGATGCCCAGTGAAAAAGACCCCAGACTAGCCAGAGCAGGTGTTGCGGGCTTCAATAAGCCTAAAAGAACCCCCGATCACCCCAAGAAGTCCCACATTGTGGTGGCAAAAGAGGGTGATAAGGTCAAAACTATCAGGTTTGGTGAGCAGGGTGCTAGTACTGCGGGTGCTCCCAAGGCTGGTGAGGCTGACAAGATGAAGAAAAAGAGAGCCTCCTTCAAGGCTAGGCACTCAAAGAACATCGCAAAGGGCAAAATGTCTGCTGCGTTCTGGGCTGATAAAGAAAAATGGTAGATAAAACAAGAAATTACAAGTCAGAGTACGCTAATTATCACGCGAAGCCCGAACAGCGGGAGCGTAACAATGCTCGTAAACGTGCTCGTTATGACTTAGAGAAGAAGGGTACAGTGTCCAAGGGGGATGGTAAAGACATCGACCACAAAGATGGTAACCCCAAGAACGGAAAACCTAAAAACCTTCGTGTAGTCACCAAGACTGCCAATCGGTCTTTTCCTAGAACAAAGACTGCAGCCAAGAAAAACCCAAAGGACTAATCATGCCTCTTACCTCTAAGGGTAAAAAGATCAAGGCTGCTATGCAGAAAGAATATGGTAAGAAGGCCGGAGAAAAAGTCTTCTACGCCACCGCACAGCGCAGCGAGCAAGGCTCTTTAGAAAACAAGGGCACCATTAAGGGTGTCACCAAACCCCGGAGAAAAGACAAATGATGTACGGTAAACCAAAAGCTGCTAAGCCTAAGAAACCTGCACCCAAAAAAGGTATGGCTATGGGTGGTATGGCCATGGTCAATAAAGATGGCAAGAAGGTTCCTGCATTTGCTGCAGATGGCATTGGTAAAATGGCTTACGGCGGTATGACTAAGAAGGGCTACAATAAGGGCGGCATGGCTAACTGTGGCGCTTCGATGAAACCCGCTCAAGGTAAAGGCAAATAATCATGGCTAAGAAACCTACACCCAAATTCACTCCCTGCAAGTCTTGCCCTGCACCAGCCAAGTGTAAGGCAATGGGTTCCTGCATGGCTAAAAAAGGTAAGAAGTAGTCATGGCTAAGAAGCTTAAAGATGTCAATAAAGATGGCAAGGTAAACTTTAAGGACACTTGGCTTGGTGAGCGCCTGTCTACCAAAGGTAAACTTAAAGGGCCTAACCTTGCGGAGTCTCTTAAGGGTGCTCGTCGTGAAGTTCCCGGTGAAGAAAAGAAATCGACTACCTCCACTAAGCCTTCTGCCTCCATTAAGCCTGAGTCCTCTCAAAAGAAAAATAAAGTTACGGCCACTGCCAAGGCTTCTGGTTCTGTTGTGCCAACAGGTACGGCTTCAGCAAAAGCCACAGTTAAGGTTCCCTCTAAGCCTAAAAGTAAATCTACAACTGGTGAACCTCTACGCACTGCATTGAAAAGTGTAGGCCCAGTTGGAGGTAGGGTATCTTTTCCCGGATCAAGTCTATCTAATGAGCGGACGGATAGAAGAATAACCAAGGACACCGCGAGACCGTCTTTTGATGTCAATTACGATCAGTGGCTAAAGATGACACCAGCAAAGCGAAAAGAACTTGGTCTCCCTGCAACTTATGGGCTTGTGCAACGAATGCTTGGTACTAAGATGAATACCCAAACAAAGAACAGATTTAAGTTCTACAATAAAGAAGACTAAGTAATGGCAGAAGTTAGGGCAATCTCTCACGTAATTGCGTGTACAACTGCAGCGACTCATGTCCTGTATAGATGTCCGCTCAATTGCAGGTCAAAGATTCCCCTAGTTTTCTTTACCAATGCTGGTGGAAACAATACAGTCTCACTGAAGTGGTACAGAAAAGCTGACAATGCTACCTACTATATCATTGGTGGTAAGAATATGAGCACAGGGGAGTTTATACAACTCTCTCAGAGCTACATTGTACTGGACCCTGAAGATCGTCTAGAGATTGTCTTGGGGTCTAGTGGAACTGTGGATGCACTCTGCACTGCAGAAGAACTCTTTACTGCCAATACGACAAGGCCACAGTCATGACATCTAAAGTTAATCAAGCAGGCAATTACACTAAACCCACCATGCGTAAGCAACTCTTCAATACTATTAAGGCTGGGAGTAAGGGCGGCGCTCCGGGTCAGTGGTCTGCAAGAAAAGCGCAGATGTTGGCTAAGCAGTATAAAGCCAAGGGCGGAGGGTACAAAGATTGAGCGACCCTCAAAAAAGCCTCAGGAAGTGGACAAAAGAAGAGTGGGGAACCAAAAGCGGTAAGCCCTCTACTCAAGGTCCAAAAGCTACTGGGGAACGGTATCTGCCCAAGAAGGCCAGAGAAGTTCTTTCTAAAGAAGAGTATGCCCGTACCAGTGCGAAGAAAAGAGAAGACACCAAGAAAGGGAAGCAGTTCTCCAAGCAGCCCGAAAGTGTTGCAAAGAAAACAGCGAGGTTCCGCAAATGACTAAACAGCTTACCGAGATGCAACAGAAGTTCCTTGATGTCCTCTTCGAAGAGGCTCGGGGTGACTACGTTAAGGCCAAGAAGCTGGCT